CGGTTCGTTCGAACTCTCGTTCCCCGCAAAAGCCTCTCTGTCGGAACGACAGGAGACTCTAGCGTCGTTGAAGGACATGGCAGCCGACACAGTCGTGTCGAACGCTATGACTACCTTCGAACTCCCTTACTAAGGGAGTAGAACATGAGACCTCTTATGGACAAAAGCCAGAGAGGAACCGTGGAAGCTTTAAGCTCCACGTGGAGACTATCTCAGAGAGATGGTAACCAGTTCCTTAGACGATACTTGACCGCATTAAACTGCCCCGCCGCCCAAACCGTCATGATGCTTTATGACGCGAGAGAGTGGCGTCAGCTCTTTGAATTAAGGGCTGAACCTGACAACTACTTGAGTGCCGACGCGTTCGCGCGGGCACATTCCGCTTACAGCGTTCTGCGCAAGATCCAGGACAAAATCCCGGGTATTGACAGGCGTGAAGTGGCCCTGAAGAAAGTCGAAGAGGCAGAGTTGATGTGTGCGGAAACGAACGAGAGATTTCGCCATTCAGGGAGTAATCCCCACTTGACTGCAGCAATCCCTGCTGTAGCACGTGTAATAGCGCGAATTCTCGGTAGTTTTGATCCGGACGAGTGGTTGCTTTCTATGCGATTTGGTCCTGGAAGTGATTCTACTCACAAACGGAACCAAGCCACTATAGTAGCGAAACTTTGGGGACAGTGGAGTTCAACCCACCAGTTCCTACGTCTAGCTGAAGGAGTGTTATATCATACTCCAGGGCTCCGACGTCGCACTGTTGCCAATACTTTCAAGAATGGTATTGACCCCATATGTGTGACGCGGGGGAACGTTATTACTACCGTAACGAAGGATGCACAAACGGATCGTGGAATCGCGACCGAGGCGTCTAAAAATGTCTACGCCCAGTTGGGCTTAGGCAGAATGATGCGCCGAAGACTGAAACGCTATGGCATTAACCTTAATGATCAGCGTCCTAATCAGGCGCTGGCCAGGCAGGCATCCATAGATAATCAGTCAGCTACTGTTGACCTTCGAATGGCCTCTGACTGCTCAGCAAAGCTCATGATTGAGCGTCTTTTTGACCACCGCCTTCTTGGCGGTATGTCTGAGAGAGATACCAACAATCTTTATCGTTGGTATTATGCTATGCAGTCTTGTAGGTCTATCGAGGGACTTCTCCGTAACAAACCAATACGTTATGAGAAGTTCTCAAGTATGGGCAACGGCTTCACTTTCGAGTTGGAGACCTTAGTCTTCTACGCGATTGCGTGCTATGTGGCTGACCTAGAAGGTCTGAGTCGTGAACAGAAGAGAATGATTAACGTGTATGGGGATGATATTGTTATCCCCGCGTCAATCTATAAAACTTATGTTCAGTTCCTAGCTCTTTTTGGTTTCGTCACAAACGAGAAGAAGTCCTTTTCTACAGGAAACTTTAGGGAATCCTGTGGTCGAGACTACTTTCTCGGTTCTTCAGTCCGTCCATTCTTTTTAAAGGAATCTAATAACCATGACATTAGTGACTGCTACCGCATTGGCAACTGCCTTTTGCGCGATTATCAACAGCTCGGAATTTCTGAGTTGGTTGACGTCCGTAATTGGCTAATTGCCAAGGTCCCTCCTATTCTCAGGCTATACGTACCCCCGATCAAACAGGGTGACGTTGTCGTCTGGAAAGGAAGCCAACTGAAACTACCCCCAGCTCTAGCAATTCGAGCTGACGGGTTTATCAGTCAGGGTCCCAGTGAGGATGCCGTAAGGCATCCTGATTGGGAGGGTTGGCGTTACTTATGCCTGGTAGAAACCCCTAACCCTAGAAGGGTTAAGAACTTCGATTTGGGAAAAGAGTATACTCTATACCAAGTCGGAGTAGGTGAAGAGACGGATGTGTCGCTTCGCGGACGGTTTTCTGTCCGTGATGACACTTACTACAGGG